GCTAGTTTTGGCGGAGGTGGTAGTAGAAGTGCACCAACTGGATCTGGAGGTGGAGACGCTAGTGGCGGACCTCAAGGAGGTAATGGTGGATCACCAGGACCTTACAAAGGTGGTGGAGGAGGGGCCGGAGGAAACGGTTCAGGCCCACCTAACGGAGCAGGCGGTAACGGATCAGCCATACCAAGTTCTTTTGGTAATGCACCCTCACCTATTTTTTCTCCTTTTGGTTTAACTTTTTGTGGTGGAGGAGTTGGCGGAGGTGCGTACGGATCTAACAACCCTAACAGTTTTAGACCACCAGGAGGTGGTGGACATGGAGCGCCAAACGAAGGCGGTGGAGAAGGTGGAGCTGGCCAAACTAATTACGGATCTGGCGGAGGAGGCGATGGAGCTTTTTCACCCGGCGGTGACGGTGGTAATGGCGGAAGCGGTAGAGTTTTAATTAAAGAACCTTCTGGAGGTTTTGCTTGTCCAGGTGTATGGGGTTTAAAAGGTCAGTTCTATTGGAAGAAACAAAACGAGTGGTCTTGATTTAATTTTATCTTAGTATAATACTATACCGATAAAGAATGAATCTTAAATATTATTATTGGTATTTTCAATCAGCATTACCTGAATCATTTTGTAATGATTTAATTAAATATGGTAATGAAAAAAAAGAAGAAACAGCACTAACTGGAGGCTATCAAGCTAAATCAGATAAGGGAGAAATTCTTTCTGAAACAGAACTTAAAGACTTAAAAAAGAAAAGAAATTCTAACGTAGTTTGGTTAAACGATCCGTGGATATATAGTGAAATACATCCGTTTATTCATCAAGCAAATAAAAACGCTGGTTGGAATTTTCAATGGGATTGGTCTGAATCTTGTCAATTTACAAAATATAAACAAGATCAATACTATGGTTGGCACTGTGATTCTTGGGAAGAACCATACAACAATTCAGAAAATAAAAATTTTCATGGAAAAATAAGAAAACTGTCTGTAACGTGTGTTCTTTCAAAACCAGAAGATTACGAAGGAGGAGAGCTAGAGTTTGATTTTGGAGCAAACGAACCAGATAAAAAACATCACACAAGAATTTGCACTGAAATAAAATCTCAAGGATCTTTGGTTATTTTTCCTAGTTTTGTACAACATAGGGTAAAGCCGGTAACAAAAGGAACTAGGTATTCTTTGGTTATTTGGAGTTTAGGTGAACCATACAAGTGATTACCGTAAAAAATAATTTTTTAGATGAGACTTTTATAGATGACTTTATAAAAAATATTATAAAAGAATCTCAAGAATATAAACCCATATGGAAATCTAATATTAATTGGGGAGAGAACATTGTAAAAGGTTCTTCTTTAGTTTTAGCTTATGAAATAAACAAAGAAAATTTAAACTATATTAAATCTAAATTTATAGAGTTAAATGATAAATTTAAAGATAAAGAAATAGTAGGTCATTTTTATATTTGGACAAAAGGAAGCCACATACCTATGCATAACGATAGCAACTATGAGTATGGCTGCACTATTTATTTAAATAAATATTGGGACGTAGATTGGGGTGGTTTATATATTTGGAAAGAAGGTGATAGATTAAATATTGAAAAACCAGAATTTAATAAACTTATAATTAATAAAGGCAACACTAAACATGGAACTACATTACTAAACTACAATGTTCCTGAAGAGAGATTAACAATACAAATATTTTTTAAATGAAATTAATAGATCATATTGCTATTTTTGAAAATGCGTACTCAAAAGAAATTTGTAATCACTATGTAGATCTATATCAAAAAGATATAAAAAGATTTAAAAGAGATGACAAACACATTCAAGATGAATCTATAAATTTAAAATATTACGATGAACTTTTTTTAGAAGTGTTCTGGAGAGATTGTTATCCTAAATACGCTGAAAAACATACCATGATAAATTTAATACAGGGTCATAGAATATATGATACTAAACTACAAAAAACAAAACCAGGAGAGGGCTACCACCAAGTTCATTGTGAGCTTTCGGATATACAAACAAGAAATAGAATACTTGCTTTTATACTTTATTTAAATACTGTTGAAGAAGGCGAAACTTATTTTCCTGATCAAGATTTAAAAATAAATCCAACACAAGGAAAATTATTGATATGGCCAGCTTATTTTACACACCCTCACAAAGGATTGCCACCTAAACAAGATAAATATATTATCACTGGTTGGGTAGAGTTTGGATCTTAATGCACTTTCAAGATTTAGAATTTTATGAAACAGACAATTTTCAATACTTGTTAATACATAAAAATGCATGCACGAGTGTTTTAAAAACAATTGAATATTTAAAACCACAACTTTCTAATGTTAGAAATATACAAAAAATTTGTTGGACTGTTATAAGAGATCCTTATGAAAGATTTGTTTCTGGTTTGTGTTATGATATTAAAAGACACAATATAGATATAGAAAATATTAAATTAGATAAATTATTTTTAAGTAATTTAGAAAAAAATAGTAAAGAGGCGGGCAACGTAAAACACACATCTTACCAGTCTATGTATTTAATGAACTCATGTGTAAACTGGTATGTGGATATTTCTGATTTAAATATATTTTTAGAAATGCATTTTAATTCATCTTTTTATCTTAACCAAGGACCTGATATAAAACAATATTTTAAAAAAGAAGAAGTATTAAAATATTTAAATATGGAATATGAAATATACAATAAAATAAAAATGTCATCTTTTATTTGGGAATGGCAGAAAGGTAAAATATTTTAGTATGAATCACATTCAAAGAATTTTTACAAACACCTTGTTCTCTTCACACTCTTTAGTTTCAGAAGAATATTTAAAAGAAATGATTGAAGAATGTAAGCATATTCAAAATCAAATTAAAACAGGTGGTGATAATTGGAACTGCAATACCTATAATACTTTAGGAACTTATGAATTAAAAGATAACCCTAAATTTAAACAATTAATAGATACCGTAACAGAAAAAGTAAATATATATGCCAAAGAGTTAAAATCAAATTATAACTATACGTGTAGTAATTCTTGGTTTAACATATATAAAAAAGGAGACTATCAAGAATATCACTATCATTCGAACAGTCACTTTAGCGCAATATTTGTTTTGCAGACACCTAAACCATATCCAGTAGTAACTTTTGAAAACCCTTTACCAGATATGTTACCATTAAAAAATTTAGAAATATGTGATATAAATGCAGAAACCTACCACGTAAAAGATATGAAAGAAAATTGTTTACTTGTATTTAGATCTTACTTAAGACATATGGTGTCACCTTTACAACAAGATGGAGAAAGAATATCAATAGCGTTTAATTTTTAATATGAGTTTTAAAGAAAAAAGTTATCAAATAATTAGAGGTGCTATCTCACCAGAGTTAGCAGAATTTTGTCACAAGTATTTTATATTAAAAGCTAAAGTGTTTAAAAGAATGTTAGAGAAAAAAACAGTTTCTCCTTATTTAACTTTTATGGGAACGTTTAATGATCCTCAAGTTCCGAACTCTTATGCACACTATGCAGATATAGTTATGGAAACTCTTTTGATAGATATGCAGAAAAAAATGCAAGAAGAAACTAATTTAAATTTAGTTCCTACATACTCTTATGCTAGAATTTATTACAAAGGAAATGCTTTAGCTAGACATAAAGATAGACCTAGTTGTGAAATATCTACAACTATGAATTTAGGTGGAGACATGTGGCCAATATATGTTGATCCAACTGGTGAAGATAATGTTACTTACGTTACAGAATCAAACACAAAAGTAAAAGAGCAAGCCCACTCTGGTATAAAGGTAGATTTAAATCCTGGTGATATGCTTATTTATAAAGGGTATGATTTAGAACATTGGAGAGAGACCTTTGATGGAAATGTATGCACTCAAGTTTTTTTACATTACAATGATATGGATTCAGATTGGTCAGGAAAAAATCAATTTGATGGTAGAGAGTTTATTGGTTTACCAGACACTTTTAAACGTAAGCCCGAATAAACTACTATCTCCTCTTCCATAATCTCCACTAGGGTGAAAATTACAAGCCACAGAATATCTAGTATTACCACTTTTATTACGAATTATGCAGTGTCTTAAATAAGATGGAAAGACCACCAAAAATCTATCTAAAGGAGTTATGTCCCAATAATTAGAATTGTACACAGTATATTTTTTAGGCAGAAGTTCCATATTGGTTTCATTGTTATACCTATAAAATCTTATGGGACTAGTTTCATAGTTATAGTAGACAGCAGAAAACATATTATTTGAATGTTTGTGCACATCTGAAGCCTCTCCTGGTTTTGTTCTAGTGCCCCAAGAGGTTGTTAAAGATAATTTTGTCTCTGTATTACCAATAATTTTTTGTGAAAAATTATCTATGGCTTGCTCTATTTTAACTTTCAAACCTTTTAGATCTTCGTGCTCATTTAAGATATTTAAACTCTCACTGATACAGCTATGATTAGGTAGTTTATCTATGGTCTTGTACTTAACCGATTTTAAAATTTCTTCTATTTTTTCTTGATTTATATGTTCAATTTCGTACACTGTAAGCGGTGTTGCAAACAGCGGTATTGTTGCAATTTCTTTCATAAATTGGTAATCTATGATAATACTTCTAAAATAACAAGGTAATTATGCTACAAAAGATAGGGTTTCAGCCAGGTATAAACAAACAAATCACAGCTACAGGAGCAGAAGGTCAGTGGACTGACTGTGACAATGTTAGATTTCGTTATGGTACACCTGAAAAAATAGGTGGTTGGAAACAATTAGCAGGCACTAATTTTTTAACAGGAGCTGGTAGAGGACTTCATCATTTTGTTAGTAGTACAAGTATTAAGTATTCTATTATTGGAACAAACAGAATTTTGTATGCTTATTCGGGAGGTGTTTTTTACGATATACATCCTATTAAAACAACAACAACTCTTACAGATGCATTTACCACGACCAACGGATCATCAACAGTCACTATCACTTTTAGCACTTCTCACAATATAGGTGCTCAAGACATAATATTATTAGACAATTTTTCTTCTGCAACCGACTCTAACTTTGCAGCATCTGATTTTGATGATAAAAAATTCATGGTAACAAGTGTACCATCAGCAACTACTTTAACTATAACAATGCCTTCAAACGAAAGTGGATCTGGTGCTTCAACATCTGGAGGTGTTAGAGTTCAACACTACTACCCAGTAGGACCAGCTGTTCAAGCAAAAGGTTTTGGTTGGTCTTTAGGAACTTGGGGTGGAGAAGAAATAGGTGCAACAACTACAACTTTAAATGGTGCTTTGTCAGATGACACAGCAGGAACAGGTGGTTCTGGAACATCAATTACTTTGACTGATGCCTCACAATTTCCTAGCACGGGTACAAATTTTATTCAGGTTGGTAACGAAGAAATTTCTTATACTGGAGTTTCTGGAAATGATTTAACAGGTATAACTAGAGCAGTTAGAAATTCTACAAGGTCTGCACACTCTGATGGAGCAACTGTAACAAACTCTACTGATTTTGTTGCGTGGGGTGAGGCGGCATCAGGAGACTTAGTTCTTGAACCAGGTATGTGGTCATTAGATAATTTTGGTGATAAAGCCATTTGTTTGATACATGATGCTCAAGTTTTTGAATGGAATTCAGCTGCAACAAATGCAACAAACAATAGGGCTACAATTATATCTGGTGCACCAACAGCATCAAGACACATGGTTGTATCTACACCCGATAGACACTTAGTGTTTTATGGAACAGAAACAACTATTGGAACTCCTTCTACACAGGATGATATGTTTGTAAGATTCTCGGACCAAGAGGACATAAATACTTACACACCTACAGCAACTAATACTGCTGGTACACAAAGACTAGCCGATGGATCACAGATCAGAGGAGCTATTCGTGGTAGAGACGCATTGTACATTTGGACAGATACAGCGTTGTTTACACAACGTTTTGTTGGTGCTCCATTTACATTTGCGTTTGCACAAGTTGGAACTAACTGTGGATTAGTTGGACAGAATGCATGTGTTGAAGTTGATGGTGCTGCATACTGGATGTCAGAAAATGGTTTTTTTAGATATGCTGGTAAATTAGAGTCTTTACCTTGTTTGGTAGAAGATTTTGTTTTCGATGATATAAACTTAGAGTCTGGTAATCAAATGGTATCAGCTGGGCTAAACAATCTTTTTGGTGAAGTTATGTGGTTTTATCCAACATCAACATCATCTGTTGTAAATAAAATGGTTGCATATAATTACTTTGACTCGTCTCCACAAAGACCTGTATGGACTGTTGGAACATTAGCTAGAACTATGTGGGAAGATTCTGCTGTATTTGGTAAACCCCATGCGTTAGAATATGATGCAGGGACAGATACTTCTTTTGATGTTGTAGGAAACACAGAGGGTAGAACAACATACTATGAACATGAAACAGGGACAGATCAAATAAGATCAGGAACTACAACCGCTATACTAGCTAGTATAGAATCTGGCGATTATGACATAAGTCAAAGAGCAGTTAGAGGACAAACAAGCGCTGTTGCAGATCTTAGAGGAGATGGTGAATTTATAATGAAGATAAGAAGATTTGTTCCTGATTTTATAGCTCAAACTGGTAACACACAAGTTACTTTAAATTTACGTAATTATTCAAATGATAGTCAATCAGGGTCTGCATTAGGACCTTTTACAGTTAGCTCATCTACTAGTAAGGTAGACACTCGTGCAAGAGCAAGAGCAGTTGCATTAAAAATAGAAAACACATCTTCTAACCAAAGTTGGAAATTAGGAACTTTTAGATTAGACATACAACCAGACGGACGCAGATAATGGCAAAGATAGTACAAGTATTAACAAGACCTAGTAATGAATATGATTTAGGAACTGCAGAGGCACAGGTTAGAGATTTAGATGGAATTATACAAAAATTAAACACTACATTTCAAGAGGAATTAAAAGAAGAGGTGGAAGCATTTAACTTTTTTTTACAATAATGGCTAATAGTTTTATAAATAAAAAAGCAGATTTAACTACAACTGATCTTACAACACTTTACACAGTGCCTAGTTTTAAGACGGCTGTTGTAAAATCTATACTGATATCTGATGATGCAGGATCAGGAGCAAATATAACTGTAACTTTAGTAGATGCTAGTGCTAATATATTTAGTTTGTTTAAAACAAAAGCAATATCTAGCAATGCTACAACAGAACTTTTAACTCAACCTTTAGTTATGGAAGAGAGTGAGATACTAAAAGTACAGGCAAGTGACGCAAACGAACTTCACGTTATAGCCTCAATATTAGAAATACAGCCTAGGGAGGTAACAACATAATGGAAGATTTACCAACAATTACACCAGATAAAATTATAGAAAAAATAACAAATAAGAAAACTGGAGAAGAATACAAGGACGACCAAGAATGGAAATCAAAAGGTATATCACCAGATGACATACGTAGAGATGTAACTCTAATGATGCCTAGCCTTGATTTATTCGGTAAAACAAAATAAGATGGTACGATGGCAATAACTAGAGCACAGCAATATAGACAGATGTTAGAAGATGGGGGTATGTTGGTCAAACCAGGAAATGGTAAAAGACCAGGATATAGAAGTGCTAAAGCTCAAGAGGTTCAAGGTAGAACAACAACATCTACAACTAAACCAGGCACTAGTGGTGGGTCTACTGCTAAAGATGATGATGTAGCACCAGGATATAATCCTAAGACAGGTAGATTTGAAAGACCAGATCCAAGTGGTCCTCCAGGAACAATGATACCTGAAAAAGCAAGAACACCTCAAGAGGTAAAACAAGATTTAAGAAGAGCTGTAAATCAAGGAGCTTTTAGAAAAAAAGGAATTTTTGATGCAATATTTCCAGTAGCTACAAATTTAGTAGATGGTTTTAGTAGAAGTTACTATGCAAGACTGAATAATGCACTTCAAAGACAAAACTATATAGATAGTTTAGATTTAGATGATCCAGAGGAAAAAGCAGAATATGACAGAGTTATGAATGAACTCGGAGGTTTGGGTATAGATATAATAGCTGGTCCAGAAACTTTAACAGATACAAGTTTAAAACAACCAATGAGTTTGGGACCACCAAAAACCACATTTAAAACAACATCGTCTTTTGATGATGATGTTTCAGCATTAGGAGACCCTGATGTAAAAGATATTTTAGGAGAGGGTTTTCAAGATTATTTAAATAGATTTGATCGACCAGACGATAAAGGTGAAGGACCGTCAAGTGATCCATGTAAAGGACCTAACCCACCGGCTTATTGTTTTGTAAAAGAAGGTCCAACACCAGATCCAACACCAGCTCGTAATTTAGGCGGCCTTGCTCCAAGATTCGCAGGCTCTATATTTGATTTTGACGAATTTGCAGCAGACGGTGGACGAATAGGTGCTGCTGAAGGTGGGATCATGGACCTTGAAACAGCTAGAGAAGCTATGTTCTTAGGTGGTATAGTAAAAGGACTTAAAAAAATTACAAAGAAGGCAACTAGAGCTGTTAAGAAAGTTGCAAAATCTCCAATAGGTAAAGCTGCTTTGTTAGGTCTAGGTGCATACTACATGCCAGGTTTTGGAATAAAAGCTACAGGTGGTTTTTCTAATTTTACCCAACCAGGTGGATTTTTATCTAAAATTTTAACTAAAGGTGGAGACAAAGCACTTAGCTTAGATAATTTATCTGGTTTAAAGATTTCTGGATTATTAACTGCTGCACCTTTTTTATTTGGTAAAACAGAAGAGGAGGATGATCCAGATCCTAATAGAGGACCAAAATTAACAATGGAAGAACTATTAGCTATAAGAGGAGCACCTTTTAACACTTTAGCACCTAGATTTACTGGTAGCACTTTTGCAGCAGAAGGTGGTAGAATGGGTTATCAAGAAGGATCTAAAGAACCCGTTGCTAAAAAAGTTATGCCTTTATTAGATATGGGTGGCAAAGAAATGGATCTTAGAGACAATGGTGGGTTCGTGCCTATCGGTCGTATGGAGAAGGCAGATGATGTACCTGCTAGATTGTCTAAGAATGAATTTGTATTTACAGCTGAGGCAGTGAGAAACGCAGGCGATGGAGATGTGGACAAAGGTTCAGAAGTTATGTATAACATGATGAAGAACCTCGAAGATGGAGGCAACGTATCCGAAGAATCGCAAGGTTTAGAGGGCGCTAGAGACATGTTCCAAACAGCACAAAGATTACAGGAAATTATATAATGGCCACAGAAACTACGATAACAAGACCAGCACCCTTTGTAGAAACGTTAGGTGAAGATCTAGCAAAACAGGTTGTAGCGCAAACAGGTGTACCTATTGTAACAGGTGGTATAGGTACTTTATCAAAACAACCAGGTGAAACAGATGCGGGTTTTAAAGCAAGACAAGATGCTGCAAGAGCATTTACAACAAGACAACAAAATTTAGCAGGGCTTGCACCACAGGTTGCAGGTCAAGATGCATTACAACAACAAGCACAAACTTTAGCAACTCAAGGTGTTGGATCTTTTCAACCATTTTTACAAAGAGCACAAACAGAAGCAACATTAGCTAGTGGATTAGGAACCACGGCTCTTGGACAATTAGGAACAGCAGGCACAGAACTAACTCAAGCAGGCACAACATTAGGTGG